CCGCAGCAGGGATGAACCACCGTCTATGACGGGGCTTACATAGACGCCGTTGTGCTGGCCATCGACAGCCAGCAGCGGGACGTTGTGATGCTCGCCCTGCTGGCGCCCGTAGAGCAGCCATTCCGGCAACGTGTGGAAGTGCGCGGCATACTGCGCCGCCCGCCTGGCGGGCAGGAAGCGCTCGGCCTTTTCGTGCATGGCGTAGGTGGCAATCGCCACTTTCATGTCGAGGGCCGCGTCCTTTGCGGTCCTGAACCCCATGGCTTCGCGAGCCGCCCGCAGGCGTGTGCCGGGAGTGTCCATCTGTTCCTATTCGTGCCTCGCTGTTTCACAGGTGCATTATGCCTACGCCTTGATCAGGGTTCCGTGAACCCAGCCCATCCCAAAATTTTGCACTTGCCAGATCATCCCAACTTTTCCAGTTTGAGGGGATGAGAAGCCACGCCGACATTATCCGCGAGGCTGGCGGCGCCCATCGGGTCCGCGAACGGCTCGGCTTGAAACCCAAGCAATTCGAGACGGTCAAGAGCTGGTTTGTGCGCGACAACATCCCCGCCGAATACTGGCGCGGGTTTGTCGATTGTAACTTCTGCACCGCCGACGAGCTGATGACCGCCGCCCATGTCCGACGCCAGCGCCAGGAGCGTGCGGCGTGAGGAATTTCCTGATCCTGTTCACCGTCGCATTCGCCATAGGCCTAGCTATCGGGTGGGCGCTGGCAGGCCACGGCTGATGGCCGCTGATCTGATCCTCGGGATTGACCCTGGCCTGAACGGCGCCCTGGCGCTGCTGGACATCGCCAGCCACGAGATCGCTGAGCTGTACGACATGCCGGTGCTGGCGCTGAAGTCGAAGCGCGAGCTGGACGCCTACCGGCTCGCCCACATCATCGACAACCACGCCCACGAGATCGCCGAAGTCTGGATCGAACACGTCTGGACCCGACCCGGCGAGGGCGGGCCTGCCGGGTTCAAATTCGGCGAGGCCTTCGGACTGGTGAAGGGTGTCTGCTACGCCAGTTTCCTGCCCCTGCATGAGGTCAGCCCGCAGAAGTGGAAAGCGGCCATGGGTGTGGCCACCGGCGACAAGGACGACAGCCGCAAGGCGGCGTCGATCCTGTTCCCGATAGGCAGCGCCCGCTGGCCCCTGGTGAAGCACCAGGGCCGCGCCGACGCGGTGCTGATCGCCAGCTACGGCAAGCGCCAGTTTCAGAAGCTGGCGGCTTAGCTGTGTGCCCGCGCTGCGCCATCCTAGAAGCGGAAAACGCCCAGCTCCGCGATCAGCTCGGGCAGAAGGTCCGGGCCGACATCCACGGGCGCCTGCGGATCGGCCTCGGCGTCACGCAGCATCAGGCGCGCTTCCTGCTGGCGCTCTACCGGACCCCCGGCCAGATCGTCATGTTCGACACCCTGCTGGCCGAGCTGCCAGCCCGCTACACGAAGGCGTCGGACGGTCGCCGCAGCGAGCATTACCTGCGGGTGCTGGTTTTCCAGACCCGGCGCGCGGTCGGCCCCGGCGTGATCGGCACGAACCGGGCGTCGTTCGACAGGCCGGTGAGCGGCTACTACCTGACCGCCCACGGCCTCGACGTGATCCGCGCCGCCCTGGCCGGGCAGATGCTGCCGCAGGCCGCGTGATGGTCGCCCCGCTCAACACCATCCCCGACCCCTACGGCCTGCGGTGCGCTGGCTGCAACGAATTCATCGACGGGTGGCGCCCCGGCTTCAGCCGGTTCTGTGACCGCTGCGCGGCGGGTGAGCCGCCGCCAGGCGGACGCCGGAAGCCGCCGCTGACCACCACTGCAGACCGCGACGAAGACCCCGAGCTGGCCGACGCCGACGCCATGGAGCTGATCGATGCTTAGCTTGACCGGCGTCGGCGGAACCTTCTCAGCCAGTCACCACGACCGGGTGCGCCAGGAGCTGCACGGCCACAGCTACGAAGTGATGGCGTGGTGGCTGGCCGACCCGCCGCGTGACGCCGCCGCTTTGCAGGTGACACTGAACACGATCCTGCGGAATTTCGACCACCAGACCCTGCCTGACCACCAGAGCCGGGCCGAGGACTTGGCCCGCGCTATCGGCGGGCTGCTGAGCGGCTGCGTGCGGGTTGACGTGAACCGTCCCGTCGAGCGGCTGAAGGCCGAGGTCTGGCTATGACCTTGCACTATCACGGGACACCGATCAGTCCGAACGCGGCAATGCTGACCCTGGCGGGCCGATGCTTCTGTGTGTCCTACGCCCGACCAAATCAGGTGATGCTGGCCCATCAGCTCGGCCAGTCTGTGCTGCTCGACAACGGCGCCTTTTCGGCCTTCACGCGCGGCGAGGCGACCGACTGGCCGGGCTACTATCAGTGGTGCGACCGCTGGCTGGCGCATCCGACCACGTGGGCGGTGATCCCTGACGTGATCGACGGCCCCAGCCAGGAGCAAGACGGCCTGCTGAACGAATGGCCACACGGCCACCGGGGCGCGCCGGTCTGGCATCTGGATGAGCCGATCACCCGACTGCTGCGGCTGGCCGATGAGTGGCCGCGGGTCTGCCTCGGGTCGAGCGGCGAGTTCTGGAAAGTGCTTTCAGAGCCGTGGCGGCGGCGCATGGATGAGGTCTTCAACGAAGTGGGCCGACGCCACCGGCGCCTGCCCTGGCTGCACATGCTGCGCGGGATGCAGGCCTGCCGAGGCTACTGGCCGTTCGGGTCGGTGGACAGCACTGACATAGGCCAGAACCACCACCGGCCCGAAAACACGCCGCTGGCCATGGCGAACCGCTGGGATGCCACCCAATGCCCCGCGAGCTGGGCTGAGCGCACGCCGCAGGGCGACCTGTGGGAGCTGACCGATGGGTGACGTGGCCGACATGATGATCAACGGGTTCCTTTGTGAGGCCTGCGGCGGCTACATCGACGGCGAGGAACCGGGCTATCCGCGCTACTGCAGCAAGGCCTGCGCACGGGATCGCGGGGCGCCATGGGCGCCTGAGCGCCACCAGCAGCGCGGCCCCCGTAAACACCGGCGACGGCGGCACGCGCATGGGTAAGCTGCTCGACGCCCTCAGCCCGCCCAGCGCCTACCGCGCCCGGCAGACCGACATCTGGGATCAGATCACCGACCGCGTGGCAGGCGCCCTGACTGAGGCCGATCTGCGCGATGTCGAGGGCTGGCTGCTCGGCCAGGCGCTGAACATCCCGACGCAGTGGGAAGAACACATCATCGATCTGTTGGAGGCCAAGCGCGACGAGCTGGCCGCCGACAGCGTGGGCGCGATCCTGCGCGACCGCTTCGACTTCTGAGTGTGAAGGGCAGCCGCGCGCCCCTGAGCGCGGCACGTGGATGTGAGGTGTGTCATGGCCCTAGGGCTACCGGTGAACGATGGCGCCGACCGGACGCCAATCGTTAAATACGACGCCCGCGCCGGGCGCCTGTTCCGGGTTGACCGGACGCAGGCCGATGGATCGTGGGAGAGCAACACCGTCGAGATCACGCCGGTGTTTCAGGCGATCTTCGACATGGAGAATATCGAGCTGGGCTGGCTCTACTTCCCGACCAACGGCGCCCCCGAAATCGAAGTCGCGCCGTTCGGCCAGCCGATCCCGCCGAAGCCGAGCAAGAACCACCGACCGGGCTACAGGGTCCACCTTTTGCTCGGCAAGCAGAGCGGCGGCGACGTGCGCGAAATGGCGGCGAACGCCCAGATCAGCGTGAAGGGCATGGACGCCCTGCACGACGCCTATCTGGCGGGCGCGAAGGCCAACCCCGGCATGTTGCCGGTGGTGAAGCTGGCCAGGACCGAGGCGGTGGTCAGTCCCGGCAAGGACGCCAGCGGCAAGTCGGTGAGCAGCACCAACTACAGGCCGGTGTGGGAGATCACCAAGTTCGTGCCCCGCCCGCCCGAGCTGGTGGCCGGTCAGCCCGCCAACGACGCCCACGCGCAAGGCTCGCTTGAGCTGCGGACCACGCAGCAGGCGCAGCCCGAACCTGAGCCGGTGGCCGTGGCCAGCGTCGAAGACGACTTCTGATGCGCTCAGGGCCAGGGGCGACCCTGGCCCGCTTTTTCGGAGACGACATGCCCGTGACGACGCCCTTTGAATTCGATGACGAGTGGGCGTCGGCGACCGACTGGGCGCGGATGTACCGGGGCCTCGGCGTGCAGGTGATGCCCGCCCACAACCCGAGCGACGGCGGGCAGTGGAAACGCCCGGTCATGGACTGGCTGGAATTCCGCGACACCCTCATTCCCGACGCGCTGTTCGCCCGCCTCTACGACCCGGCCAGCGGCGAGCATCGGCTGCGCAAGAACATGGGGATGATCACCGGCGCGGCCTCAGGCGGGCTGTTCATGCTCGACCTTGACGTGAAGCCCGGCGGACCCGCGACAGCGTGGTGGCTGGGCCTGCTGGCCGTGCACAACAACGACACCGATCTGGACACGCCCACACAGCGCACCGGCGGCGGCGGACTGCAGGTGCTGCTGCGCGCGCCGGACGGCTGGGCGCCGCCGACCTTCAAGACCCCCATCGGCGTCGACGTGCGCGGCCAGGGCGGGTTCGCCATGCTGCCGCCGAGCCGCCACGCCAGCGGCCAGGGCTACGAATGGCTGGCCGGTCATGAGCCGTGGGCGTGCGATCCGATCACCGCGCCTGACTGGCTGATCGAGGCCATCGAAGAGCTGCGCGAAGCGCACGGCGGCGCCTCGCCAGGCGGGCATGAGCGGACCCCGGCTGAGGCCCCGAAAAACGCCTTCGGGCTGGATGTCGATGACCGCGAGCACAAGCTGCTGCAGGCCGTGTGGGGCGCGGTGGTCGACCTGTACCGGGAAAGCCCGATCCCGCCGCCAGAGAGCGAGCAGGAGGCCGAACGGCTGCGGCTCTGGACACAGTATGAGGCGACCACGAAGAGCCGCCTCACCGGCCCGCAATATGACGGCCTCGACAACGCGCAGCGGCTTGAGCGCGAGGGCCGCGGGATCAGCGAGCTGCGCCGGAAATGGGCCTACGCGATGGGGCGGTGGAACACGAAGGTGCGCGAGGCCGCGGCGCTGCCGAAGCCCGGCCCTGGCCCCAGCCCGCAGCGCGATGAGAACCTGAACACGTGGCGCCCTGCCGAAACACCGGCAGGCGACGGCGACATGGACGAAGACGAGCCTGAGCCGCCCGCCGATCTGCGGATCATTGGAAAGTTCGAAGGTGACCCGCCCGCCCGCCGCTGGCTGGTGCCCGACTGGATCGTGCAGGGGGCGGTGAACAGCCTCTATGGGGCCGGGGGTACGGGCAAGAGCCTGCTCGCCCTGCAGCTCACCGCCAGCACGGCGCTGGGGGCGCCCTGGCTGGGGCTGCCGGTCACAGCCGGTCGGGCCATGTTCGTGAGCTGCGAGGATGACGCTGACGAAGTGCACCGGCGCATATGGTCGGTGAAGGCGGGCATGGGGTACGCGGTCGGGTGGCCGTTCGCCGACAACCTGCTGACGCTTGACAGGTTTGGCGAGGAAAACCGGCTGGTGGTGGCCGACCGTCACGGCAACCCCAGTCAGGGGCCGTTCGCCGACCCGCTTGAGCGGGCGGTGATCGCGACGCTGCCAAACCTGCTGGTCCTCGACACCCTGGCGGACGTGTATGCGGCCAGCGAGATCGACCGCGGGCAGGTGAATTGGTTTCTCAAAACGATGTTGAGCGGGCTGATCGTGCGCGCCCGCGAGATCAGCCACAGCCTCACCATCCTGCTGATCGGACACCCGAGCGACACCGGGCGAGCCGAAGGCGGCAAGGGCTATTCAGGCTCAGGCGCATGGGAAGCCGGGGTGCGCTCCCGCCTCTACCTGACGAAGCCCGAGGACAGCGGGCCTGACGACCGCCTCCTCACCCGTGGCAAGGCCAACCATGCCAGGGCCGGGATCACCACTGGCCTGCGGCTCTCCTATGATGAAGGGGTGTTCCGCGCGGAGGCCGAGCTGTCGGACCCGCAGCGGCAGGCCATCGAGATCGCGGTCAATGCCGAGGTGCGCGCCGCATGGGGCGGCAGGCAGCCGTTGACCGCCAAGCCAGGGCATCACCGCAACATCTACACAGTGACCCCCGACCGCCTCGATTTCGACCCGCAGGCCACCCGGCAGGCCATCCGCAGAATGATCGAAGACGGCCAGCTCAAGGTGACGAAGCGGGGCGGGCTATCCGGTTTATCGGTAAACGATGAGGACTTCTGAGGACATGCGTATGTGTTTGAAATCTCAAAGCAAAACGGGTGCTTGTCCTGGTTGTCCTGATGCCAGGACAAGGGCTAAGATTTCTCAACAATTTCAAAGGCCCGCAGAGTTACGTGCGCGCGCCCGCCGTGGGTGGAGGATATACCCCCTACCGGGGGATATAATCCTCCCCCCACCTACACCTGCGGGTAGAAACCTAGACTGTACGGCGGCTCGGACAGTCCGCGTTCAGGATGACGGGGCCGTGGCTGTCTTCGCCAGCCCCGTCCTCCTGCTCGCGGGTCGGACCCTGGCGCCCTGCTGGCCGGTGGAGCTGTCGCTGTGACCCGCCGCGATGGCCGCAGGGTTCCGGCTGAGGTCGAACACGTCGACACGGCGACGCAGCCCAAGTGGTTGGCCAACAACTTGCGGATCAGCATAGCCCGGCGACAGCGGCGGCTGAGCAATTCCATGGCCCACACACCGCATCCGCGACCGGCTGACTTGGCCCGGTGGCGGATGATGCAGGCCGAGATCGAGCAGATGCAGGCCGCCAGGGCGGCGCTGCGGGCCGAACGCAAACCAAGGGAAGCCTGACCATGCCGTCGCCGGAAGATGCTGGCCTGCTGCAGGGGCTGCTTGAGGCGGTCGACGCGGTGGCCGGTGAGCTGCAGACGAAGTGGGGCGTCGGGCGGCTAGAGCTGCTGGTCGGGGTCGACAGCGCCGATCTGCTGGCGCGGTTCCGCAGGCAGCAGGCCACGTGGAGCACGACCCTGCAGGCCGCATGGCAGGCGGACCCGCTGCCCGCCGATCTGCTGGCCGCGGCGCAGGCGAAAGCGGCGTCGATGCAGCGCGCCTGGCGGGCGTTGGACGCCCACGCCGAAGAGGCCGGGCGCAGGCCGATAGCGCCATGGGTTTGGGAGGTTCCGCTGGCGGGTGGCCGGGTCGCGGCGCTGGTGCAGACCGAGCCTGAGGTCGCCCTGGTGAAGGCCGGGGGGCGGTGGGTGGATGTCTACACGGCCACTGACATCGGCCACCTGATCGACGCCTTGCCGGAGGCGTTTGGCCGACCGGCCCCGGCGCCGGTCAGGACTGAGATCACCAACACCTTGGGCGCGGCGCCGTTCGACGTGGCCAAGGGCGATGACATCCTGTTCGGCGGGCCGAAGCAGGAGGCCACCCGATGATCTGGACGAAAGCGCAGGCCAAGGTGCTGGTGACCGGCTGGCAGGCCGGGCTGAGCAGCGGCGAGATCGCCCGGCAGATCGGCGGCGAGGCGACCCGTAACGCCGTGGCCAGGAAGCGGGTCAGGCTGGGGCTGCCCGCCCGCCGCGGGGCGCTGGTGGTGGTGGCCATGCAGGTGAACGGCAGGCGCTCGGGAACGGGATTGCGGGCGCTGCCGAACCCGAGCGGCGGGCGCCCCAAGGGCGTGGCGATGGCGCATCGGCTTGGCCCGCTGCCGGGCTCGACGCCGCGGCCCTGGACGCTGCGGCTCTACGGCGAGTGCTGCTTTCCGGTGGCGGGCCAGGGCGCCGACACGCTGAGCTGCTGTGAGCCGGTCGAGGTTCCGGCGGGCCTCTACTGCTGGCGGCACAAGCGCATCTTGCGGGGCGAAAGCCTGCTTGACGAAAACCTGCGCACGCTTTGACACCGACCAGCCTGAACCTTCCCGGACAGGCGACAGCGATGGCCAACCCGAACACTCAACCGCGTGACCCGATTGTGCAGACCGGCAGCGCCGGGACGGCGGGCGGGTCGGTCAAGAACGCCAGCGCCGGGCGGGTGAAGTCGATCAGCGGCGGCGGCGCCAACTTCACCAGTCAGCGGGATATGAAATCGGGCTACCCGGTCCCTGACAGCCCTTACGGCAAGGGCTGATCGCAGGCGCGGCGCTGTCACCATGTCGCGTGGCCTTGTTGAGGTTCTGCCCCGCCGCCCGGTGACCTACTCGGATGAGGTCGCCAGCGTGATCTGCGAGACGGTGGCGACGACGCCCAGAGGTCTCGATTGGCTGAGCGCCAACATGCCGGGGTTTCCGGCTCCGAAGACGATCCACAGGTGGCAGGCGGCGCACCCGGAATTCCGGCAGTCGCTGGCGTTCGCCAAGCTGCGGCAGGCCGAGTTGCTGGTCTATCAGGCGCTTGAGATCGCCGACGACGACAGCCAGGACACCGAGGTCATCGAGCGGCGCAACGGCGACACCGAGACGCGGTTGAATTTCGAGTTTGTCGCGCGCTCGAAGCTGAAGGTCGAAACCCGCTTGAAGATCGCCGGGAAGCTGGACCCGAAAAAGTGGGGCGAGCACATCGACGTGGACGCCACCATCGGCTTCACCCGCCAGGAAGACGCCCTAGAGCATCTGCGGTGACCGGCCATGGCCAGCGTCATCATCCAGCCCGTCAGGATGTCTGAGGAAGAGAAGGGGCTGCGGCAGCGCTACAAAGATGAGCTGCCCTACTTCGCGCAGGAATGCCTGCGGATCAGGCCGAAGAGCGGCGAGCTGCTGCCGTTCCGGTTCAATGGCGTGCAGAGCTACGTGCACGGCCAGCTAGAGGCCCAGAAGCGGGCCTCGGGCAAGGTCAGGGCGCTGATCCTCAAGGCCCGCCAGGAGGGCGTCAGCACGCTGATTGGCGCCCGCTACTACCATCAGGCGATCCACCGCCGGGGCTGTCAGGTGTTCATCCTGACGCACGAGCAGGATGCGACGAACAACCTGTTCGGGATGGTCGAGCGGTTTCAGAAACACAACCGCCCCGGTCTCGCGCCCACGGTCGGCGCCAGCAATGCCAAGGAGCTGTATTTCCCGCGTCTCGACAGCGGCTACAGCGTCGGCACGGCAGGCTCGAAAGCGGTTGGCCGCAGCAAGACGATCCAGCTTTTCCACGGCTCCGAAGTGGCCTTCTGGCCGAATGCGAAAGAGCATTTTGCAGGCGTGGTGCAGACCGTTCCCGATCTGCCAGACACGGAGATCATCTTCGAAAGCACCGCCAACGGGTTGGGCGGGGAATTCGCGGATCGCTGGGGGCAGGCGCAGGCCGGGGAGGGCGACTATCAGGCGATCTTCGTGCCGTGGTTCTGGTCGCTGGATTATCAGCGCCCGCCGCCACTCGATTTCGAGATCAACGAGGAGGAGGAGGATTACGCGCGGCTCTACGGCCTGTCGGTGCAACAGATCGTCTGGCGCCGCGCCAAGCTGGCTGAGTTGGGTGACCCGAGCCTGTTCAGGGCTGAGTATCCGGCCAACGCCGCTGAGGCGTTTCAGGCTACCGGGCATGACGCTTTCATCCCGTCGCAGCTCATCCTGCAGGCCCGTAAGCGAGACTGTGAGGCCATCGGCAGTCTGATCCTCGGCGTCGATCCGGCGCGGTTCGGCGACGACGCTTTCGCTATCGCTTGGCGGCGGGGTCGCAAGGTTGAGAAGGTTGAGCGGCGCTACAAGCTGGACACCGTGCAGGGGGCCAACTGGGTCAAGCAGATCATCGAGCAGGACAGCCCGGCCAGGGTGTTCATCGATCTGGGGAACATGGGCGCGGGCGTGGTCGATCTGCTCAAGGATTGGGGCGGCGCCTACGAGAAGCTGACCGAGGGCGTCAACTTCGGCGGGGCGCCGCAGAACCCGCATCAGGTGACTGGCAAGGGGGAGCTGGTGCCCGGCCCGCGCAACCGGCGGGCGGAAATGTGGATGCGGTCGAAGGCGTGGCTGCAGGATGAAGGCGGGGCTGACATCCCCGATCTGGACAGCCTGCAGGCCGACGCCGTGGCTCCTGGCTACCGCTACGACGCGCGGCAGTTTCTGGTGCTTGAGGGCAAGGAAGAGATCAGGAACCGGGGGCTGCGCTCGCCGGACGGGTGGGATGCGGTCGCGCTGACCTTCGCGGCGCCGGTCAAGGCGGTGAGCGAAGAGGACGCCAGCGGCAGGCCCTGGCGGCGCAAGGGGCGGGGTGGGTTCGCGTCCCTGTGGGGGGCCTGAAATAATCGCCCCGAAAACTGGCCCGAGGATGAAAAGAGGGGGCCAGCCAAAACCGTTTTCGATTTTTAAAATCGCCTTATGGCGCCTTTTGATCTGGCTCTATGGAGACGCGCTGGCGCGGCGCCCCGGCCCCTGGCGATTTTCCGGCGCGGCGAAAAGCAGGGGGCTGCCGCCTGGCGGGCGGGAAAAGCGAAAACGGACCTCTGGCAGATGTGGCGCTAGCCGCGTCGGCGAGATTTCGGCGACCGGCTCTGTGGCGCGTTCCCATCGGGAGCGCAGTCGCCAGGGCCAGCCGAGGGGGCCTCAGCCGCGGCGACAGTGGCAGGGGATGGGGCGCCCTCAGGGCGCGCGCCCGCCAGCATAAGCGCCACCGCCAGCCGCACCGGGCCGGGGGGATCATAGGCGCCGGTTTCCCAACGCCGCACAGTCTGGCCGGGGTCGCGCCCGTCAAGCTGTAGTATGCGTCCGAGCTGTGAGGCGGTGAGCGGGCGCTTCAGGCCCCAGAGGCGCGCGAGCTGGGCGCGGGCGCGGGTGATATCGGCGCCGGTCATGCGCGAAAGGCCCTCCCGAGCCTCAGGGAAGCCCGCTGGGGGCTCTCACGCCCTCAGGCCCGCCACCGTCACCGGCTCGGGCCTTCGGGCGCTCAGGCGCGATGTCAGGGGGTCAGTCGGCGAGGGTCGCCGGGCGTGCGTCAACTGCTAGCCCGCCACCGTCCCCTAGCAGGGCGGTTTCAAGGTCACGGATGACGGCGCGGACTTCGCCGATTAGGTCAGCGGCGGCGCCGTCTGAACGCATATCGCGTTCAAGCGTGCGCAGCGCCAGCACGCTGCAGCGTGAGGCGTCCAGCAGGCTGCGCCGGGTCACGCTGCAGCCCCTTTCAGGATCAGGGCTAGGGCGCGGTCGCGTAGCCTATAGGGGTCAGGGCGCCCGGCTAGGCCTAGCGCCTCCATTGCGGCGGTCAGGGCGCTCTCAGGGTCATTCAGGCCCGCGTGGCGACGCATCAGGCCCGCGACTTGCTGCAGCACGGTTAGGGTGTGAAGTGATTTCGCCACGGGTGTGGCGGATGTCGGGAGGGCCATTGCGGCAGGTTCCTTTTCCATAGCTAGGGGCACTATGCCCCCACGCCCTCAGGCCCGCCACCGTCACCGGCTCGGGCCTTCGGGCGCACGGGGCGCGATGTCGGCGGGGGGCTAGATCAGCGGCGCTTGATCCGGGTGGCGGAAGGCGACCCCTGCCCGCCAGTCGAGGGGGTCAGGCGCGTCGGGATCATCCTCGCGCAGCTCTTCCGCCTTGTCGGCGCGCAGCTCTTCCCGCGCCGCTTCGAAAGCTGGCCAATCGACGGCGTTTTCGCGGGCGCTATCAAGCTGGCCACAGTCGTCAGCTAGGCGGGAATAAATCGTCCAGCCGATTTCTTCCCCGTGCGGGTCGCGGGCCTCGGCGATGTCGAGGCAGGCGCGCAACAGTGTCCCTAGCTCATTGTGATCCCACTCGCGCAGCGGCTGGGCCAGCCATTCGTCTAGGTCGGCGCTGTAGTGCGAGGCGAACCCGGAACGCGACGTGAAGCGCTCACGGATCACGGCGCCTAGCTCTTCGTGGCCCTCGGCTTTGGACATGGCGAAGAGGGCGCGGGCGGCGCTCACCGGGATGTCGGCGAAGATGCGATCCGTCTCAAAATTGTATTCCCGAGGGGATGTCAGGGCCTCGAATTTGAGGCGCAGCGGGAAGCCGAGGCGTTCGGACGCCTCATCGCTGAAAGCGTCGGCGTAGAGGGCGGCGACGGCCTGATGTGCGGCGCCGTAATCGGTGTGGCGGTAGAGCAATTCGCACAGCTCCGAGGCGGTCAGGCGCAGCGCTTCCGGGTAGGACATTTCGCCCCCCTCGCGTTCGTTTTCGGTCGCCTCCCATTCGCAGAATTGCTCTTCCTGATGGTCAATCTCGCCGCTGTATTTCGAGCCGTAGAACCCCTCAAAAGGGATGTTGATATTCAGATAGGTCGGCGCGGTCATGTTCGGTTTTCCATAGCTGTTGACGGCCCCTCAGGGGGCTCTACGCCCTCAGGCGGGCCACCCTTCCGGGTTCCCGCCTTTGGGCGCTGCAGCGCGATGTCAGGGGCGTCTAGCAGGCGCACAGCCTGCCAATGACGGCGCGTGCGGCGGTGACCGCCTCGGCGCACATATCGGGCCAATAGTCGCCCGCTGTTACGAAGTCGGCGGCGCTGCTGTAGCAGCAGCCCCCCAGATAGTCGGACGCCAATTCGACGCCCTCGCGGCTGGCGCAAACCTCAACCGCAAACCAGTCATAGCGCCCGCTGTGGATGTCGGCGCAGAGCTGCGCGTCTGCGTCGTCGTCGCCGCTGCAAAAGTGGCCTTCGGGCGCGTCGAATTCGGGAAGGCGATAGGTTGCGAGGGTGAAGCCGTCGCGGTTCTCTACGTGGATCAATTCGCGGTCGCGGGTCATGTCGGTTTCCATAGCTGTGGCGCCGGTTAACCCGGCTGAGCCGTCTACTTACAGCAAAATGACGTAACCACAAACCCTTTTCGTGGATGATGGTGAACGTGCGCCTTACGTGCGAGCGCGCGAGGCGCAGGGGGCGGATGTGCTGTCGGGACGTGGGGCAGATGGTCGCCTAGAACGCTGCCACAGCCTCACTAGCCACGGTTTCCGCCGCGCGCTCGTAACTCGCCGCCTGGCGTCCCGATTTTCTGACCGGCTCTCGACTGGCCGCGGGTCGGCGCAGGTGCTGCCAAGGCAGCTACACTCCTGAGGGGAACGCCGCCGTGATGTGCGGTTTCCCCCTCCGTTTCCCCTTCCCGCTTTGCCTTGACTGGCCGCGGGGCACGCTCTCACCCCCCGCGCCATGTCGCCCGCCTCTGCCCCATCGGCTGCGCCTCGGGTCGCCCTCAGAAAACGTCGCTTGCCGACCGGGGGTAGCCGGTTTTCAAGGCAGGGGGGGCGGGGGCTGTTAATGTCCGATACTCCACACGCACCGCACCCCAACCCGCCACACGCGACCGCCCCCCTGGCGACCACCGGCGACCCGCCCGCGGAATTCCCCTCGCGCGCGCGCCCGCGGGTGCTTGTTGCACCTGATCGGCTGCATGCGGGCCTGCGCGAGGCCTTGCACACGCACTATGCGCGCCTGCGCGAGCGGTATGAGCAGGGGCGCCGGCAGTGGCGGGTCGATCACCCGCTGGCCCCCGGCAGCATGTGGACCCCGGAAAGCATTGGCCTGCCCCCAAGAGGGAGGCCCGCAGATGCCGAGCAAGCTGAAGCCTGAGCCGAAACCTGACGATCCCGACCGCCTGCGCCAGCATGCCGAGGCCGCACGGGTGGCTGAGGCGCTGCGCAGCCGTGGCCTGCCGGTGATGGGCGTCGATGTGGCGCTCGACATGGGCGAAGCCATCGGCGTGGCCTTCCGGCTGCCGAACGGCAGGGTGACCGCCTTCCGCCACCCGAAAGCCGAAGCCCTGGCCGACCCCGGCCTGTTCGCCAGGGACTACGAGGACGCCTGCGAAGCGCTAGGCCGTGAGCCAGTCGCCGAGGCCTGAGCGGTGTCCCTGGCCCCCGAAGCCCGCACTGAGGCTGACGCTTTCGCCGACAGCGTGAAGCTGGCGAGCCTGTTCAAGGCCGCTGGCCTGCCGGTCAGCGGCGCGCGGCATGACGGGGTGTCGCTGGCGGTTGGGTTTGTCACCCCGCGCGACGCCACCGCCCAGATCAGCGTGCCGTCCCTGAGCGCCACCCCCGACATCGCCATCCGCAGGCGCCTCGCGGCGATCCACGGTCAGCCGGGAGGGCTGTGATGTCGAACGTGCATGACGCCGAAGTCGACGCCCGGCACATGGCCTATGACGCTGCGGCGAGGGTGGCCGATCAGCTCCTCGCCAAAGGCCTGCCGCTGATCAAGTTCGACGCCTTCGATCTGGGCCGCCAGGCGGCGTTCGTGTTTGCCATGCCGACCCCTGGTGAGTTCATCGAACGCTACGTCTGCAAGCTGCCGATGGCCGGGATCACCGCCGAAGCGGTCGAAGCGCAATATCGCCGGTTCGCGATCTGATGGCCGAGCGCGTCTGCCCCTTCAACGGAGGCCTACACCGGCGGCTGGTGACCCGCTGGGGGCAGTCGTGCCGGTTCTGTCACCGGACATGGGAATGGCGCGACAAGCGGCTGGTCGCGACGTGGCCCGATGACTGATGCCTTCACCCCGCCGACCGGCCCGCAGTTCGATGCGGAGCGCACCCCGGCTGAGGGTGAGAACGGCGACGACGCGCTGCTCGCCCGCTTCGACCAGTGGGATGTCGGGCTGCAGGCGCATTGGAGCAAGTGGCGCGAAGACGCGCGGTTTTGGTACGGGTTCGTCAGCGGCGACCAGTGGACCGATGCGGAACGCAGCCGCATGGAGGACGCCGAGAAGATCGCCGTCACCTTCAACCTGATCGGGCCGGTGGTCGACGCGGTGCAGGGCGCCGAGATCAACAATCGCCAGCAGCCGCAGTTCTACCCGCGCACGGTTGGCGACACCGGCGTCTCAGACGTGCTGACCCAAGGCGCCGACTATGTGTCGGAAGGCTGCAACGGCGATCAGGAGGACAGTGAGGCGTTCTGGGATTGCTTGGTGTGCGGGCTCGGCTGGACCGAAACCCGGCCCGAGGTCGAGGGCGACGAGCTGGACCTGATCAAGGAGCGGGTCGACCCGCTGCAGCTTCTGGCCGACCCCGCGGCGCGCAAGCGGTGCTTGGAGGACAAGCGCTATGTGAAGCGCGAAATCCCCATGTCGGAGGACGAATTCGAGGCCTTCAAGGACGAGATCGGCAGGCCCGACATCGAAGGCCTCGGCGGGCAGCGGCTCGGCGACGGCAAGCGGCTCACGGTGGTCAATCCGCGCCAGCGCTACACCCACGGTATGCTGGGCGAAGGCGACCAGGGCCAGGGTGATGTCACCTTGGTGTGCGAGTGGCAGTGGTGGGATTATGAGCCGGTCATCCTGGCCCCGGCGCCGTCCGCCACCGACCCCAACGTGGTTGCGCTCAAACAGCATACGCCCGACGAATTCGCCGCCTTGCAGCAACAGCACGCGATGCAAGGCCTGCCTGCGCCGAAGTCGTCCGCCAGCCGCCGCAAGGTCTACTACCGGGCCTTCGTCGGCGACGGGCAGGTGCTGTTCAAGGAAGAGCTGGCCGAAGGCGACTTCCGTTACAAGTGCATCACCGGCAAGCGCGACCGCAACGCCGGGACGTGGTTCGGCCTCGTCAAGCCGATGGTCGATCCTGGCCGCTTCGTGAACAAGCTCTACTCGGAAGTCCTGCACATCGTCAGGACCAACGCCAACGGCGGCATGGCGCTGGAAGAGGATGCCGTCGAGGACATCCGCAAGTTTGAAAGCACCTGGGCGGCCACCGACAAGATCACCTGGCTGAAGGCGGGCAGCCTCTCAGGCCCGCACGGCGCCAAGATGCTGCCGAAGACCCCGCCACCGGTGCAGGCGGCGCTGTTTCAGCTCATGGAATTCGCCCGCGACATGGTGAAGGCCACCACTGGGGTGAACGAAGAGATTTTGGGCCTCGTGCAGCGTGAACAGGCCGGGGTCTTAGAGCAGCAGCGCAAGCAGGCGGCGTATGGCATCCTCAGCGCGTTTTTCGACGCCAAGCGCCGTTACCAGCGCAACCAGGGCAAGCTGCTGCTCGGCCAGATGCGGGTCTACTTCCCGCCCGACAAGCTGGTGCGGATTGTCGACCAGGGCGCCGCCCAGTACGTGCCGGTGGCGCTGTCGCTCGACGCCGAGCAGTACGATGTGGTGGTCGACGAGGCCCCGGCGACGCCGGATCAGAAGGCCCGCATCATCGCCGTGCTGATGCCGCTCTTGCCACAGCTCCTGCAGGCCGAGCTGATCGGGCCGGAAACCCTCGCCGACATCATCCCCTACCTGCCGATCCCCGCGGTGGTCGCCAACAAGCTGGCCAACGACATCCGCGCGAAAGCCGCGCAGCCGCCCGACCCGAACGCCGTCGCCGCGCAGGCCGCCGAGCTGGCCAACAAGCAGGCTGACACCGGCCAGAAGCAGGCCGACGCGCAATACAAAAAGGCCAAGGCGTTCAAGGACATCACCGACGCCCACGCGTCGCATGTCGGTTTGGGCGTCGACTTCCTGCACGCGACGCAGGAGGCCAACAATCCGAAGCCGCAGCTCAGCCGTCAGGTGCTGGCCGAGAAACCCATCGCTGGCTACACGCCGCCGCCGCAGGGCGCCGCCCCTGGACCCGGCCCGGCGCCGCTCGGCGCGCAACCCGGAGAAGGCGGATGATCACCGCAGGCGACCCTCGGCTGCAGCAGGCCCAGCAGCAGCACGCCGCTGCGATGCAGCGCGAGCCGCACCTCGCGAACGCCGCTGACGTTCAGGCGCAGAACCGGCTGAGCGACGTTGACCCCTACCTGATCGAACGGGCGGCTGAGCGGGCGGCGCAGCAGCGGGGCGCAGCGCTCGGTGGTGCGATCCAGCTCGCACAGCTCCATGACGCCAGCGGCGACCCGCCGACCACGGCCAGCGTGCTGGCCTCGGCGCGGGCCTTCCACGATTTCCTGAGAGGCGACCATGAGTGAAGCTCCCGACACCGCCGATCCCGGCGAAGGCGAACACGAAGAGGCCCCCGAAACCGAACGCGAAGGTGGCGGCGATGGCGATGAACAGGGTGCTGATGACGGTGAAGAGGACGGTGAGCGAAAGCCCGCCGCGAAGGCCGAGGACTGGGAAAAGCGCGCCCACAATCAGGCTGGCCGGGCGGCGCGCGAACGCTCGCGCCGGGTCGCGGCTGAGAAGCGCGCCGCCGATCTGGAAACCCGGCTAGAGCGTGTCGAGCGCTCGGCGGGCGGGCAGGACGCCGACGAGCTGTTGGAGCTGATCGCCGCCTTGCCCGACAGCGAAGACGATCCGGTCGGCGACATCGCCGCCGTCAAGCGCGCCCTGAAGATGTTCCGCGCCCGTCAGGTGGCCGAGGTCGAGCAGACCGGTCAGCAGCGCCAGATCGAGCGGCAGATCGACGCTCTGCGCGGCGCGATGAGCGACGCCGAGAACGATTTTTCGGGTGATCACCCGGATTACCACGACGCTGCCAGCTTCTATCGCCGCGCGCGCGTCGAAGAGCTGCAGGAGGCGGGCTACTCCGGCGCCTTCCTGCAGCGCAAGCTGGCCGACGACCTGTTCGGCGTGGTGCGGATGGCGATTGAGGCCAATCTGGACCCCGCCGAGCGGGTTTATTCGCTCGCCAAGCGCCGTGGCTTCAAGGCGGGCGGCAAGCTTGCCGATGCGAAACTTGAGGCGCTTCGCCGGGGGACGGAGAGCGGGGCTAGGCCCCAGTCGCGGGCGGTCGGCGGCGTGCTGAGCTGGGGGGATGTGGCGAAGCTCGACGGCGCCGCCCGCGACAAGGCGTGGGCCAAGCTCAGGGAGCGCGAGAAGGTTTCGAAATGACCGGCTGCGGGTTTGAAATCGCCCTGCGGTTCCCAGACCCGCTGGTGGTCGAGCATCATGTGCGCGTTTGTGAACCCCTGCCCGAGCCGACCGGGGCGGTGTGGGTGTCTGCGACCTTCGGCGGCGTCACCGTAACCGCGAAAGGGCCGAGCATGGCCTATACCCTTCCTGTCGGGCTGCAGGTGCAGCTCAAGGTCGAATTCCTCGACGCCGCAGGCAACCACGCCAAGGTCGACGGCGACCCGATGTGGTCTTCGTCCAACCCCGACATCTGTTCCGTCGCCGCCGAACCGGGGAACCCCTATCTGGCGCACCTGCTAGGCGTCGACATCGGCGCCGCGCAGGTGATCGTGGAGGCCGACGCCGATCTGGGCGATGGCGTGCGCGAAGTCGTCTGCACCCTGGATGTCAACATCGTCGCGGGCGAGGCGGTGATCGGGGTCATCACCCCGTCCGGCGAACCGGCCCCGCCGTCACCGGGTGGCCCTGGCTAGGAGGCTGCGCCATGACACTCTTGGTGTTCGCCCTGGTGGTGCTGATCGTCGCAGGCATCGTCTGCGCGATCATCTACCAAATCCCGTTCCCGCCGCCGATCCTATGGCTGCGCTGGGCGCTGCCCTGCGTGGTGCTGCTGATTGCCTTGATCCTGATCCTGCAGCGGATGGGTGCGGTCTAGGGGCAAGACGCCCGGCGCCAGCGTCGGGGGGGACTTCAGGGCGCCGGGCTTTGTCGGCGGGCGTCGGAGGCTGGACCGCGCAGGGACGCCTGCCGCTTGCCCGGTTTTTATGCGCTCAAGCCGGGGCGACTTGCAACAGGGGCGCGAGATCACCTATCTGTGTCCGGCGCGGCTCAACACGTCCGCGCTTCCATAGCTCAACTTCGCCCGCCCGCCCCGCGCGCCGCCCTAAGAGGGTGGTTCATCGCCAGGCGGGCGGTGCTTTTCAGTTCCCTTGACGCCTGACGCGCACGCTCGCACGCCCCGACCCTGCGCTACGGCGCTGACCGGCTGGCCCCCGTGATCGGGCCACAGCCGCTGGGGGCGTAAGCCCAGCCTCGGGAACCGCCACGTCAGGCGCGGTGAACAACCTTCACCCACGGCGAGGCCCCCCATGGCCACTACCCAGTACGGCGTGAACGCGCCCGAGGCCGTCAAACTGTGGCGGTCGCAACTGGCCCGCGAAGCTCTCAAGGCGACGTGGATACAGAAGTTCATCGGCGACAGCTCCGACAGCATCATTCAGGTGTTCGGCGAGACCGGCAAAGACAGTGGCGACCGCGTGACGGTCACCCTGCGGATGCAGCTCACCGGCGACGGTGTGTCCGGCGACGGCACCCTTGAGGGCAACGAAGAGCCGCTGACCACCTACACCGACAACCTGTTCATCGACCAACTGCGCCACGCAGTGCGCAGCGGCGGCAAGATGACCGAGCAGCGCATCCCCTGGTCGGTGCGCGAGGAAAGCATGCTTGGCCTCAAGGACTGGTGGGCCGGGCGCCTCGATACGGCATTCATGAACCAGCTCGCGGGCTACACGCCCGTGACCGACCCGAAGTTCACCGGCATGAACGCGGTGATCGGGGCTGACGCCAACCACATCACCCGCCCGAACGGCAAGGCCACCGACGAGCTGCTGATCGCGGGCGATGAAATGTCCCTGGCGCTGATCGACAAGCTGGTGGAGAGCGCCAAGCTCGGCTCGACCACCGGCGTTGGCCCGGCCATCCGCCCGATCAATGTCGACGGCGACGACCGCTACGTGGTGGTGATGCACACCAAGCAGGTGACGCAACTGCGCACCGCGGTGGGCGCCGGGTCCTGGCTCGACATCCAGAAGGCCGCGATGACCGGCGACGGGTCGAACAACAACCCGATCATGACCGGCGCGCTCGGCATGTATAACGGCGCCGTCCTGCACGAGAGCACCCGTATTCCGAACGGGGTCAACTCGACCACCGGCGTGCCCGTGGTCACCGCAAGACGCGCCCTGCTGCTGGGCGCGCAAGCTGGCGCTATTGGCTTCGGTCAAGGCCAGTCGTTCAAGAATTTCGACTGGAACGAAGAGCTGTTCGACTACGGCAACCAGCTCGGCGTTGAAGCCGGACTGATCCATGGCCTCAAAAAGCTGAGATTTAACGCCCAAGACTTCGGCGTGATCGTCGGCGCTACTTTCACGTCCTAGGAGGGTCCGATGGCTCAAGGTGGTCGGAAGACCCAACTTCAAGTCATCCACGAGATCAGCCAACAGTTCGGCTTCGGTCAGGTGGCGGGCGTGCTCGGCGTGATCCCGGCAGGCGCCCTGCTCGGGACCACCCACCTGAACGTGTCGCAGGCGTGGAACAGCACCACCAACACCATCGCCATCGGCACCACCCCTGGCGGTGCGCAAATCCTCGCCGCCACCGACTTGAAGACCCTGGCGCGCACCGACACGCCGGTTCCAGTCGCGGCGCAGGGGCCGTTCGCGGTCGACACCCCGATCTACGCGACCATCGCGGCGACCGGCGCGGCGGCGACCGCTGGCGTGGCGACGGTGTGGATCGACTATCTGGCCGCGCCGGGTTGATCGGAGGCGCTGTATGCCGATCCAAGGCCCGTATGCGCCGCGCCTGCCGATGCCCCAGACAGACCCGCTGGTCGCCGGTGGCGGTGACCAAGGCGGCGGCAGCGGCGGTCTGCTTGGCGGGCTGACCCCTGGTGGCCCGATGTCGGGGCTGGGGCTGGTCGGCGCGGCGCTAGGGGGTCAGGGCGGCGGTCAGGGCCTCAGCGGCGCGCTGTCAAGCGGGCTCGGCGGGATCGCCGGGATGGGGCTTGCGAACCTGTTTCGCAAGAAGTGAGCGCGCATGGCCACGCTCGGCGACCTGAAAGCCCGGATCATCAGCGAGACGCTGCGCGACGACTTGGCCGACGATCTGGCGGCGCAGCTCAGCAATACGATCAACAAGGCCATCGACACCTTCGCCAACGAGCCATTCTGGTTCAACGAAACGCGCGCCAACAGCACCATGGTGATCGGCGCGCAGATGCAGCCGATCCCGCTGGGCTGGCGCAAGATCGAAGACCTGTTCGCGGTGATCGGCGCCGTTCGCTACGGGATGCGGCTGCGCCAGCTCGGCGAGATTGAAAGCCTGTATTCCGTGCCGATGGTCGGCCAGCCGACCGACTACGCCGTGTTGGGCGAGAACGTCTACCTCTGGCCGACCCCGAACACCGCCTATCCGATGATCTGGAACCTGATCAGCGACGTGATCCCGCCGCTGGTTTTCGACACCGACGCGAACGCCTGGACAAACCAGGGCCAGGACCTGATCTGCGCCCAGTCGAAGCTGCGGCTCTATCGCGACTACCTGTCGGCGAACCTGCAGGACCCCCGCATCATCGCGGCCAAGAACCAGGTCGATGAGGCCTATGAGAACCTGCGCAGCGAAAGCACCCGCAAGGTGACCACGGGCCGGGTGATGGCAGGATGGTGAAGGTTGCCCACGCCTTTCCAGCGCCCCTGGTCGAACCTGCCGCGCCGCCGTGGGCGCAGCGGTTCGCTCTGCGGCTAGAGCAGCATTTCAAGCCGCTGTTCCCTGCCGAGCCGATCAACGTCTGGGCGGTCACGAAGGCCGAGCTGCCGCCGCCCGCCGATTGGCGCGGCTGCATGGTGATCGTCAGCGATCAGGCCTGCCTCGCCGTGTCGGACGGCGCGAGCTGGCAGAAAATCGCCTTTGGAGGACCTGTCTAAAATGCCGCTCAACAAATCCGGCTCCAAAGGGGCCTTCAAGTCGAACATCCGCACCGAAGTGAAGGCCGGAAAGCCGGTCAAGCAAGCCGTCGCCATCGCCTACGCCACCCAGCGGCGCGGCCAGGGCAAGGGAGGCCGCAAGCGCTAGCTCATGCCGTCGTCCTACACCCTCAGCCTGCGGCTGACCCTGCAGGCCACCGGTGAGAACAACAACACCTGGGGTGTGATCCTCAACCAGGGTGTGTTCGGGCTGGTGGATTACGCCATCGCCGGGGGCCGCGCGGTCGGGCGCCGCGGGGCGGAGACCCTGACCACCGCGCTGGGCGCGACCGACGAGGCGCGCGCGGCGTTCCTCGATGTGACCAGCGGGGCGGGCGGCCAAATCGTCATCCCGGCCACCTCGCAACCCTATTTCGTGCGCAATGCCAGCACCGGTCAGGTGTCGGTCACGGCGGGCGGGGCGGTGAACGCCCTGTTCGGGGTCGGCGACGCGGGGCCGCTGTTCTCAGACGGCGCCAACGTCTATCCGCTGATGCTGGCGGGCAAGCCGATTGGCCAGTTCATCACCGATGCCGACCAGGCGGTGATCAACTATGTGAATTTGGCGATCTCCGGGGCGTCGGTCAGCCTGCCGCCTGCGACCGGGAACCTCGGCAAAACGCTGATCGTGCGCCTGTCGCCGACGCTTGAGGCGTGGGTTCCCGATTTCATCCAGACCAGTGACGTGCAGGGCCTCGCCGCGCAGCTCGCGGCCAATCAGGACTTCGCCGTGGCGATGGCGCTCACCCTTTAGGAGACGATCATGGCCGTGCAACAGAACAAGGTCGTCACCGCGCAGGCGATCAACACCGGGCAGGCGATCTGCACGGCGGCGAAGACCACCTACAACGACGCGGCCAACGCGGTGAAGCTGTTCACCGGCGGGCCGAACGGCTCGGTGGTCTATGCGGTGAAGGCGATCCCGCGTGCGACCGTGGCCTTGACGCAACTGCAACTCTACCGGTCGGCGGACAATGGCGTCACCCTGCTGCTGATCGATCTGGCGGTAATGAACGGTTACGTCATGGCGCAGACCACGGCGCCGGCGCCGCCGAAAACCGACTTCGGCTATTCGGAAAGCCTGCCGCTGCGGGTCGATGCGACCGAACAGCTTTGGGCGGCTATCGGCGTCGCGCTGGCTGGCGGGATCGTGTTCGACGCGCAAGGCGAAGACCTGTAGGGCGCGATGGCTGGCCAACGGGTCATCGCGCAAAACCGCATCCCTCGGGTGCGTATCTCTAACCGGGGGATCGCCACACCGCTTGGCGTCTGGCAGGCCGCGCCAGCGGGCGTCGGTGTCGGCATTGGCGACGTGATCTGGGCGCCTGGGACCTATCAGTTCGCGCCGGTGGTAAATGCCGGGCCGATCACCCAAGGCGCGCAATCGTTCGGGTTCACGGTCGCGCAGACGGCGCATGGCTATTCGGTCGGTCAACAGGTGGCTATCGCCAATGGCGTTGTGATCGCGGGTATCATGCCGCTGGCGATTGTGACGGTCTGTGCTGTTCCCGGCCCGAACCAGTGGATGTTCCTTTGGCCAACCGCTGCTACGGCGTCAGGGACCGGCGGCAGCGCCATCATGAGCGTGCAAAACCTGACGCAGGCGGCGTCCGCTGTGCCTTCGGTTCCGGGGATGATGTTTCAGGACGGCCTGACCACGCAAGCGCTGAGCGTGCCGCCCTACGGCGATCTGCTGGCCGCGCAGGGGCCGTTGACCGGCAAGTCGGTGGCGGCCAACGCCGTGCTGACCAACGCCGGGGCGCCGAATTGGAACCTCATCAAATCCTGCGTCTGGAAAGGTGCGATCTACAGCGCCACGGCAGGCCAGCAGATTGCCAAGCGCGCCAGCTTGTTCGCTGGGCCGCCGACCGTGCTGGGGTTTGCCGCCTTGGGGTTCCCGACGGTGGCGCTGATCCCATCGCAACAGGGCAATTTTCTGATGCAAGCTGCTGGCGACAGCACGCCAAACGTTGCTGTTCGGATTATCAGCAATGACACCACAGCTTCTGCGGTGGCCACCGGGCCTGCGGCCTTGACGTACTTTTTGCATACCCTCTGGGAAGGTGCGGGCGGGGTGCTGATCGCGTTGGCCGGGGCCAACTCGGCGATCTTTCGCAGCACGAATGTCGGCGCCTCATGGACGCCAATTGATGCCCCGAACCTGGGCAGTCGGCTGTGGGTCGCGATCTGGCAGTCCGGGGCCAACACCTACATGCTGAGCCAGCTTGGCGCGCTGGCCACGTCCACCGACGCGGGCGCCACCTGGGGCGTGGTCAACACCGCCCTGCCGGGCGCGGCGGCGATTTCGACGTTCCAGACCACGACCATCGCTACCAGCAACAACCTGCCGTCCGTGGTGCTGGATCAAGCCGGGCGACGTGGCTACGCGCTAATGGTCGGCGGCGCGGTCACGTCATGGAGCCTGGACACGCCGACGAGCGGCTTCATCACGGAAGTTCCGGCTAATCATTTCACAGTCCCGGCCACACCTACGAGTGCCGTCTATATGTTCGGGACGCCGCTGGGGCTGTTCGTGTTCAACCTTGCGGGCGGCAGTCGCAACGGCCTGTGGTTCGCTAAATTCCCGGCGACGCCGGGCGGCATGGCGCCGTTCACTTTCGCCACACAGCAGGCCGGGCTGCCGATGTACCAAGCGCCGAGCCCGCCCAGTGGCATGGATTACATCGGCGGCTGGGGGCTGACGCTGGGTGACGGCTTTATCGGCTTCGACAACAGCAGTCAAAGCCCCGGCGCAGTCCCGGCCAGCTTCGGCATTGCCGATGGGATCACCCGGTTCGACCGCTACGCCGTCACCGACCCGCTGCTGGCCTCGGGCCGCAAGCCGTTCATGCGGGTGCTGTAGACGCTGGGCGCCGCACGCTCCCACGCCGTCGCCCCATGCAGACGGCCTTCGTCCTGCCGCCCGGTTTCGTCACCGACGACACCACGTTCAACGCCCCTGGCCGGTGGCGCGACGGCCAGATGGTGCGCTTCTACGAGGACAACTGGCAGGTGCGGGCGGGGTGGGAGCAGCTCATGCTCGACCTTCTCGGCGGCGTCTGCCGGGCGGTGTTCCCCTGGACCGACAGCGCAGCCGTGCTGAACCTCGCGTTCGGCACCCATCAGACCTTGGAAATCTGGCAGTCCGGCGCGCACGTCACCATCACCCCGGCAGCGGCCAGCTCGGCGCCGGTCGCGCTGCCCACCAACGCGTTTTCAACTACAGTCGGGTCAGCGGTGGTCAACGTCGCCCAGCCGGGTCATGGCTATGTCGCAGGCCAGCAGGTGACCATCGCCGGGGCCGGGATCGTCGGTGGCTTGCTGCTCAACGGCATCTGGCTGGTCACCACCGGACTGTCGACCGACCTGAACAACTGGACATTCACCTACCCGACCGGCCTGCCGATGGCGCTGGGCGTCAATCCGCTGAAGGTCACCAGCGGGTCGGCGGCGGTCACGGTGACACAGCTCGCGCATGGCTATCTGGCCGGGCAGGCGGTGGTGATCGCAGGCGCCCTGGCGCTGGGCGGGATCACCCCGAACGGGACGTTCCCAGTCGCCAGCGTGATCGACGCCAACACCTTCACTTACACGTTCAGCGCTGCGGCAACCTCGACGGCGACGGGCGGTGGTCCTGCCGTGACGACAGCGCTCAGCGCCACGGCCACATCCACGGCGACCGGTGGCGGGGCGGCGGCGACGGCGCTGAACGACTTGCCGGGGTTCACACCCGGCATGATCGACGGGACCGGCGGCGCCGGGTTCGGGACCGGCGCCTATGGGGTCGGCAATTACAGCGAGCCATCGACCGTCGACTATTTCCCGCTGACGTGGAGCTTCGGCGCCTTCGGGTCCTGGCTGCTGGCGAACCCGCGCAATCAGTCGATCTTCGTCTGGAAAAACGTGCTGGTGGCAGTCGCCACGGCGTTGCCAGGCGCCCCCGCCAGGGTGACCTATATGCTGTGCACACCACAGCGGCAGGTGATGGCGCTGGGCTGCAACGAGGAAATCAGCGGCGTCTTCAACCCGCTGTGCATCCGCTTTTCCGACATCGAGGACCCGACCGATTGGGTGACCCTGCCGAGCAACAACGCCGGTGAGGTGATCCTGCCAGGCGGGGGTCGGATCGTCACCGGGCGGGTGATCGGCAACTACGTTTTCGTGTGGACCGACCGGGCGCTGTTCCTCGGGACGTTCATCGGCTCGCCGCAGCAGACGTGGCGCTTCGACAAGGTGGCCGAAAACTGCGGCGCAATCAGCCCCGGCTCACCAGTGGTGAAAAATCAGGTGGCGATCTGGATCGCCAGCGACGCGCAGTTCTACACCTGCCCGCTGGGCGGTGTGCCGACGATCCTCCCGTGCCCGATCCGGCTCGACTTCACTGAGAACATCACCCCCGGCCAGTTCGACAAGATCGTGGGCTCGACCGTCAGCACCTGGGGCGAGATCACGTGGTTCTATCCCGATGTGCGCGACGGCTTCGAGAACAGCCGCGACATCACCACCTCGCCGCAGGGCTGGTGGTGTCGCGGGCGGCTGGCGCGGACGGCCTTCTGCGACGCCAGCCCGCAGCCCTACCCGGTCGGCGTCGGGCCGGGGCGGATGGCGTTCTGGCATGAAAAGGGCGTCAGCCAGGATGGCGCCCCGATCACCGGCTTTATCGAGAGCTGCGACTTCTACCTGAACGACGCGGCGGGCGGGGTGATGGTGGGCGGCGTCTGGCCGGACTTCCGCGAGCAGCAGGGCGTGTTCAACCTGACCATTTTCACCCGTGAACGGGCGCAGGCGCCGGAACGCCAGCACGGCCCCTATGCCCTGACGCCGGGGCTCGGCCAGAAGTGCTTCCGGGTGGCGGGGCGCATCGCGCGGTTGCGGTACGACTTTTCGTCATCGCCCTGCGCAGGCCGGGCGGGCAAACAGGCGTTCGATCTGCAGAACATCGGCGGACGTTGATCCAGCTCGCGCACGCTCCCATGCCGCCCGGTCATGGTCGAGGCGACCCTTCCCCAGCCTGACGAAGACGCCCTGCCGCTCGGCAGCGACGGCGATGTGGTGATCAACCTGAACACCACCGTCGACCCGCTGCTCAGCCAGTGGGCGCGGTTCCGCGACCTGTTCCGCGAGGCCATGGCCGATGACGGGTTCTGGACGATTGAAGACCTTGAGCAGCGCATCGCCCACCGCCGCGCGTTCTTTTTCCCCGGCGCCAACGCGGCCATGGTCGCCCAGATCGAGGCCTACCCCAGCGAGCTGAAGGTGTTTCAGGTGCTGTGGGCCGCAGGCGACGTGGCCGAGCTGCTGCAGATGGCGCCGGGCGTCGAGAGCATCGCCCGGATGATGGGCTGCCATGAAATCCTGATCGAAGGCCGCGAGGCGTGGCGGCGCCTGCTTGAGCCGATGGGCTACAGCCTGTTCTCCGTCACCCTGCGCAAGCGGCTATAGCCCGATGGGCAGCGGCAAGAAGACCACTACCGACACCAGCAGCCATCAGGTCGAGACGCCGAGCGTCCCGGACTGGTTTTCGAACCCGACGCAGCAGCAGGCCGGTGTCGTCGGCGGTCTGATCGGCCAGGGGCCAGCCGCCTATACCCCCGGCATTTCAGCTCTGCAGAAGCAGGCGACCGACGCCGCATCAGGCCTCAGCTCAACCCCATCCCCCTACTACCAGCAAGCCGCCGACCAATTAGGAGGGGTCGGCAACGTCAGCGCAGATCAGGTGAAGGGCGAAAGCCTGCTCGACAACCTGTCGGCCTACTACAACCCGTTCAAGGATCAGATCACCAACCCGGTGCTGGCCGACTACGACCAGCAGTCAGGCCAGACGCGGGCGGCGCAGGCGGCGGCTGCCGCGCAAGGCGGGGCGTTCGGTGGCTCCCGCTACGGCGTGCAGGAGGCGCAGACCGAGGGCAACCTAGCCAGAGGCCGGGCGGCGACCGAAGGCGGGCTGCTCAGCCAGATGTTCACCGAAAGCACCGGCCTGTCAGGTCAGGATGCAGCGCGCCGCCAGGCGGCGGCGACGGCGAACCAAGCGGCCAACCTGCAGGCGGCGCAGGGCAACCAGAGCGCAGGCCTGTCGAAGGCGGGCATCCTGGCCGGGCTGGGATCGTCGAGCGGCGGCGACGAGCGCGCCAACATCGCCCTGAAGGCCAGCCTCGGCGGCGCAGCGACCGACGCTGAAAACGCCATCAAGCAGTATCCACTGACCTACGCCGCTCAGACCGAAGGCCTGCTCGGCGGGCTGAACGCGGGCCTGTTCACCGGCCATACCACCGACAGCACCGGCCACAGCACGCAGACGCAGGACCCTGGCCTGCTCGACTACCTTGGCAGCGCCGCCCAGATCGGCTCGCTGTTTGTGCCGGGTGGTGGGATCGGCGCGGCGATGAGTAAGGCGGCGGGTGGCGCCTTCGCAGGCGGGAATTACAACGGCAGCTACATGCCGTCGCTGCCGAGCGGCGGGTTTACGATGAGGTGATGTGATGGGCCTCTTCGACCGCATCGATGATCCCACCTTCGGCGCCGGGGCGTTTGCGCCCATCCAGCAGGATGTCGACAGCGGGGGTGGCGATGAGCCTGAGCCGGTCGGCGCACCGGAAGCTGATGCGGATGCGCCTGCAGGCCTGCTCGACGCCTACGGCGCGGGTCCGCCGCCAGAAGAGCTGCCGCCTGCCGGTGGCGGTCTGCGCGGGCTGCTGGCGCGGGTCACAGCGCCCGACCCGAGCGGCCTGACGTTTGGCGACAAGCTGTTCGCCGTGGGCTCATCGCTGAAAGGCGACAGCGCCGCGGCGGGCCGGTATCTGGCCACCCGTAATGCCGCCCTGTCGAAGCAGAAAGAGGCGGAGACGAAGCGACAGGACGCTGCCGACAAGGTGGCGCTGGCCCGGCAGATGACCGGCATGCTGGCCAAGAACATGGACGCCAAAGGCAATATCGACATGAAGGGCTACCTGAACGATCTGGCCCTGGCAGGCGTGTCGCCTGACGACAAGCTGATGGCCACGATCTACCCGCAGAACATCCCGAAACCGCAGGTGGCCAACTTCAAAGATCAGGCCATCGTCATCGACCCGCGCCACCCCGGCGACAAGCCGCTGGCGACCTATAATGCGCCGCCTGTCGCCGACCCCGGTTTCGACTTCACCGGTGGCCCTGGCGGGGCCGAAGCCTTCCGACCGGGTGGCCCGAAAGACCCGGCGACAGTCGGCGCCACTGCCGAAGAGCGGGCCGCAGCCGCGGCTCGACATCGCGCCCCGCGAGCTGCGCCGGGAGGCGTCGCGCCGCTGCCGCCAGGATTTGTGCGCACAACGAAGAGGCCGGGGACATAGGCCATGGCTGAGCAAAAACCCTGGTGGAGTGCTTACGGCGAAGGCGAGACGTTCCGCGACACCGGCACCGGCACTGACTACGTGATCCAGGGCGGTCATCCGGTAGTGTCCGGCTCTGTGCAGGCGGAAAAGAACCTCGCCCCGATTTCGGGCGCCGATCAGCAGACCCTGAAAGACATGCAGACCGCTTCGAGTGAAGCGCAGACCCTGGCCTCGGCGACCAACGATTTCACCAAGCGCAACAGCGCCACACCGACCGGTGGCCTGCTGGGCGTGCTGCCGTTCTCGAAAGACCTTGTGAAGGCCGTCCCTGCCGTCGCCAAACTGGCGGGCCTCAAGAACACCGAAAACCTCGCCCCGATGGACGAGGACAGCATCAAAGCCGCCACCGCCTTGCGTTCGCCGGGGATGCGGCTCACCCAAATGGAGTTTCAGAAATTCCTTGGCGGGGCGCCCAGCATCGGCACCGACCGCAGCGGTAACAGACCGTTTCAGGCCAAGAACAACGCCGCCAACACCATGGCGCAGGCGCAGACCGCTTTCTATCAGAGCTACGCCGACACCCACCGCAAGCTGGCCGGGGCGCTGCCCGCGTGGCTGAAATTCCAGAGCGACCACTTCGACAGCGACGGCAACTACTACCACGACCCGACGACCAATCCGCAGCGTGGCCAGTCGGCGACCCGGCCCGCCGTCAATTCGGCGTTGCAGGGCCAGAGCACGCAGGCCAGGGCGATGGCGCCTGCTGCGGTGCAGCCGCCGATGTACGACATCTATGGCCAGCCGATGAGGCCATGATGCCGACCCCTATCCGCCTGCCTGATGGTCGCACCGTCACCATCAACACCAACGACCCGCAGCAGGCGGCGAAGGCGGCGCGGGTGATCCTGGCCCGCGAAGCGATGGCGTCGCGCCTCAAGATGAGCCCGCACGGCGGGTTCGATGAGGCGACCAACCGGCTGGTGTCGGGCGCCACCTTGGGCCTGAGCGATGTCGAACCTGCGGCCATCGCCGCCGCCACTACTGGGGTCAAGAACATCGGCCTGCGGCTGGCGGGGAAACAGCCGACCTTCGGAGCCGGTGACGCCTACACGGCGCAGCGGCTGGCGACCAAGGCCGACACCGACGCCTTCGCCAAGGCGCACCCGATGGGCTCCATGGGCCTCGGTTTCCTCGGCGGGCTGGCGATGCCGGGCTCCGAGCAGATCGCCAACTTTGTCGAGAAGGGCGCTGCCGGGTTGGCCAGCAAGGCGCCGGGGTTCCTGCAGGGCCTCGTTAGGCCGGTGCTGACCAGCGCCGCCGCCCCGGCGAAGGTCGTCCGCGGCATGATCGCCGCCGCCCCCATCGGGGCGGTAACCGGCGCTGCCGAGGCCGCGCCAGGCGAGGAGCTGCAGGGCGCAGGCCAGGGCGCGGCGCTGGCGGCGGGAACCGCAGGCATCCTGCCGCCAGCTCTGTCGGGCGGGGCGCGTCTGGCCAGAGCTGGCGGCAGGGCGGTGGGCGGCACAGTCGGCAGCGTGGTGCGCGGCGGGCTGAACCTTGCGGGGCTGCAGCGCGGCGATCCTACCGCAGTCGCCACCCGCGAGCTGGCCAAGGCGCTGCGGGCAGACGGAGCCACACCGCAGCAGATGATCGCGGCGCTGGATCAGTGGAACAAGACCGGGGCTTCGGCGCCTGCGATCCTCGACATCGCCCGGCAACTGCCCTCTGGCGGCGGCAACACCCTGCGGCTGGTGACCGGCGCAGCGATGGGCGGCAAGGGGGCAGGGGCGGCGCAGCAGTACGCCACCGACATCGCCACGGCCCTGCCCGAACGGGCCACCAGTCTGGTGCGCGGCTTCACGCCCGAGACGCAGACCGCCCCGGCCATGGCTGCGAGCCTTGAGGGGCGGCAAAGCTCCCTGGCCGAGAAGATGTATCCCGACGCCTACGCCACGCCGCTGGGCGGCCTGACACCTGAGGCCACCAGCGCCCTTGAGGGCGAACACGGTATCGGCGCGATCCGGCAGGCGATCACGGCGGCGAAGGCGCGGCGGGATCAAGCATCAGTGGATCACCTGACAGCGCTGCTGAAACCTGCCGAGGAGATCACCACCGGACGGATAGGCGGCGATGAATTCCCGCTGCCGCAGCACATCCTCGACCAGATCAAGGCGGAAATGCCGACTGCCGCGAAGAGCGCCGGTCTGACGGCTGGCGACCTTGACCGCGTGCGGATCGCCATGGGCAAGCGCGGCGCCGCCGAAGTCGCGGCCAACCGCAGCGATGTCGGCAGCGGCCTGTTCGAACGCGCCAAAGACCTGAACACCGTGCTGGACGCTGTGCCCGAGCTGGGACCGGCGCGTGGCACCTACAAGGGCATCCAAGCCCAGCGTGACGCCTTAGAGCTGGGCGGGGCGGGGCTGACCACACCCTCGGATGAGTACGCCCCGCAGCTCACCGACCTGACCGGCAAGGCGACCACTGGTGACAATCCGTACCCGATCAGCGCCGAAAACATCCGGGGTGCGGCGGGCGTTGGCTACCAGCAGGCGGCGCGCAATGCCATCGAAGCCCCGGCGGCAGGCGCCACAGGCGTCCTGAATAAGCTGGCCCGCTCGCCCCGCCAGATCGCCAACCAGAACGTGACCTATGATCCCGAGATCGCCGCGAAGGTGCGCGCCGGGATCGAAAACGAGCTGAGCCGGGTTGAGAGCGCCCGCGCCATCGACCCGAACCTGAATTCGCGGACAGCCGGTCGGCTCGACGCCCTGTCGGCGATCACCAAGCCAAAGTCGACGGCCATCGGGATGGCGCTCGATCTTGTGAACAAATTGCGCGAAGGCGTCGCCCTGACCGATGACGAGCGGCAGGCCATTGTGCACGCGGGCATTGGCTTGGCCGACCCGAACAGCGGCGTGATCACCCACCTGCACCCCGCCGTGCAGCCGATGCTCGACCGTCTCGACGCGCTGGCGACCCTGGCCTCACCGCAGGCCGCGGCGGCGACCGAAGAGCGGTATCAATCGCAGGACTAGGTTCGGCTGGCGATCAGCACCAGGGCCAGCAGCACGCCGACGCCGATCAGCACCAGCGGCCAGAAGCCCATCAGCAGGGCCACCACCACCGGCAGGGCCAGCAGCGTGAGGCCGACTTCGATCACGGTCTGCATCCGGTTCCAGCGGCGGAAGGCGGCGGGGTCTTCGGTGAGCTTGCTCATGGTGGGTTCTCTAGTGGCAGGCGGCGGGGGCGAACATACGGTCGAAAGTCGCACGCTGCGGGCCTCAGAGCGCGCCAGGAGGCCGTTCGGTGGGGGTGGGCGCTACTAGGGTAGCCGGAACCGGCTTACAGGCCTCCTGCGGCCTCAGGTGCAACAGCAGTATTGCGGTCAGAAACAGCACCATGGCCGACAGCCAGACTGCAGCTCCGGCGAACATCAAGATGATGATCAGCAGGTTTCGTTCAGGCCGTGGCGTCATCGACCAGCTCCAATCGAGGCGTCCCGTCGCGGTTGGTGTCGGCGCAGAAGATCGGCGGGATGCCGGGGCGGTTCGCCCAGCAGACGAAGTAGGCGAAGGCGGCTGGCTTCCCCAGCTCCCGCACGTCGATGCTGCCGACGATCACGCCGAGGGTGCCGTCTGGCGTCCCGTCATCGGGCTGGCTGTTGACCTTGCGCACCGTCGCTTTGTTCGGCCACGCCCCCGGCGCCTGCGTGTCCACGAAGACGTAGCTCATCGGTTCAGAAATTCGTCCACCGCGTCCGCCGGGACTAGCCGGCGCCCGGCGACCTTGATCGACCTCAGCCGCCCATCGTTCATCGCACTGTAGAGCGTGGACTTGGACAGGCCGATGGCCTTCGACAAATCTTTCACTCGCCATGCCCGGCGAGCCGGGTCTGGGTTCACCGTTGCAGGCGGCGGCTGCAGAACGGGAGGCGGCGGCTGAACGCGTTTCTCAACGGTGCGGATCAGGCGCTCCAAGGCGCTGGCGAAATCCTCTACGGCAATTGTCAGCTCGTCACGTGGCATCGGTTCATTTAGCCACAAAAGTGCTGCCCGCGACAAAAAGGGGCAATCGCGTGGGGAATTTGTCTCACTTGTCCCGATTGCTCAATATATTCAACAGGGCGTAGTTGCCCTCGTGAAAGCGAAACTGGGTTTTTCGTGGTTCGTTTGGGTTCGCTTGGCCTGCCTCTCCCCTCGGGCATCTTGCACTTCCCAAGTTTTTTGGTTCAAGGTCATCGGGTTATCGCCCCCGACTGAAAGGGGGATTTTCCAGGGGATTTTTTTCGATGGCTGCCAAGACGATCACCAGCACCAAGATCAAGGCCGCGCTGAAAGCGGGCAAGCGCACGAAGCTCTATGATGGTGAGAACCTGATCCTGCGCATCCAGTCGGCCACGTCCGCGAGCTGGGTTTTCAAATTCACCCTGCCGGGCTGCAAGCCTGATGAAATGGCCCTCGGGTCGCTGTTCAAGGTGTCGAAGGTCGGCGACGACTTCGACATGAAGGCCGTCCGCGAAATCCGCGACCGCTACAAGCTGCTGGTCGCCAAGGGTGAGGACCCCAAGCAGGCCCAGCGCAGCGAGAAGCACGAGCGGGCCAGGGCGGCGGCGGCGCCGCGGCCCAAGGCCATCGGTGAGCTGGTGCGCGAGAACATCCACCTGATCGCCAAGGAAGCGAAGAGCGAGCGCCAGCGGCAGGCGTGGATCGCCAGCCTGCAGTTCGAACGGATTGGGGTCATCGCCAAGATGCTGCCCGAAGAGGTCGCCGACGCTGACGTGGTGGCGATGATGAAAGCCTACTACAAGCGCGCGCCGGTGATGGCCGATGACGTGCGCCAGCGCCTGTCGCGGGTGCTGGTGTGGGCGGTGAAGACCCCCGGCTGGGTGAACCCGGTCAGGTGGGAGGGCCACCTTGAAGATCAGGTGACCCGCAAGTGCGCCGAGGACGAAACGCAGCACGCCGCCCTCGACCACCTGCAGATCGGCGAATTCGTCGCCAAGCTGCGCGGCGAAAACGAGCGGGTGACAAATGCGCTCTGCCTGCTGTGGCTGATCCTGTCGGCCACGCGGGCGAACGAAGCCTGCGGCGCCGACTGGTCCGAGATCGACTGGCACGCGGGTGAAGACGGCTGCTGGGTGATCCCGGCCAGCCGCATGAAGATGCGCCGCGAGCACGCCGTGCCGCTGACCGACCAGCACCATGACATCCTGGCCCGCCTCAAGCCGCTCGGCATGACGGAGTTTCCGGCCAGCGGCCCGATCTTCCCGATGGCGACCGGCAAGGGGCCGAGCGTGACCGGCCTGCGCAAATTCATGCAGTCGATCAAGGGCGCCGAAGGCGAGCCATACGTCGACCCGAACACCGACGAGCCGATCACCCTGCACGGCTTCCGCTCGACGTTCCGCACGTGGGCCGAAGAGCAGATGACGCCTGACGGCAGCGACTACCGCTACAGCGAGAAGCTGCTTGAGCAGTGTATCGCCCACGCGGTCGGCTCGACCACTAGGCGGAAATACGTGCGGTCGAAGGCGGTCGAGCAGCGCCGCCAGATCACCGCGGCGTGGGCGACCTACTGCGGCGTCGTGCAGGCCCCGAAGGTCGCCGCGCCCCGGCTGCGGAAAGCCGCCTAGCGAACGCCTGATCGCGGGCCGAGCGCAAATCCTCGGCCCGCACCAGCGTCTTGCCCAGCCAGCGGAAGGTCGGGATTTCACCCGCCCGCACCAGCGCCCAGAATTTCGTTTTCCCCAGCCTGCCGAGCTGCTGGCGGGCCTGCGTGGTGGTGTAGACGATCTGCTCAGTGTCGGACATTTCGAGCCTTCCTGGCCCGCACGGTTTCGGTCTTGTGACGCTGCTTGATCGCCTCGTTGAGCGTATCGACAAACGCCAGCAGGAAGGTGGTCCGCACGATCTGCGGCATGTCGTCGGTATAGGCCACGATGGCGCCGACCACCGGGCTGACCGCCGCCTGCAGCAGGTGCTGGCTGAGATCGTCCTGATTGAGGCTCTGCGCCGCCCGCCACGCCCGGCGCATGTAACGCCGCAGCACCGCACTGATCGCCATGGACCCGGCCACTTCCAACCTCACCAGCTCATGAAACTGACCGTCAGCTTCTGGCCGGTCGGCGCGTTCGAAGATCGGGGTGACGACTTCAAACGAGGCGTCGATCAGCGCCTCGGCCACACAGCCTACCGGGTCTTTCGAAAGGTCATCCGCCATCGGGGGTGATCCTGTGAGGTTCCCCTTCGTCATCCTCGCTGGCCAACGGTGGCGCCGGTCTGGCATAGGCGTCGAATGCCAGCTCTTCGCCGCGCTGCTGGTCGGCCCCGATCCCGATAAGGAAGGTGTCAACAGCCTCCCGCCAGCGCTCGGCCAGCTCTAGGTCTTTGAGGGCCACTTCCCGCCACAGCGACATGCGCGAGCCGAGCGGCACGCCTACGACCGGCGAGGACGCCACCAGCCAGTCGTAAAGGGCCTCCGTCAGCCTTTCATGGTTCATCGGTTCCTCGCTTTAAGACGGTCAGGAAAACGGCGGGCAGGCGCACGTTCGGCGGCGGGGTCATCAGTCCATAGTCCTCGGGTCATGGCGCGTGCCGACCGGACGCCAATCGCTCGCGGGCGCCACGGCGGTGACCGCCCCGCAGTTCGCGCAGACACCTTCCCAGACCGTGTGAACGTCGCCGGGCACGCGCAGGCCTCTGGCGCGGGCGCACTCGCGGCAGGTGGGGGATTTCAGCTCATCGGGCATCGGGCGAAAACTCCGCTGCGTCCCCGGCGTCGTAGCGGGCCAGCCACGTGCGCAGGATCGGCGCGAACGTGGACGGCAGGAGGCTCGCCGTCAGCACCGTTTCAAACTGATCCCCGGCATCGGCGATCACGAAAATCACGTAGTCGATCCCCGGCGGTCTGGCGCTCATCAGGCTCTCGGCCATCTCCTCGGCGGCGTGCTGGGCCTTGCTCATAGCCACGTTTCCAGAATGACCGGATCGTCGGCGGGGTCGCGCATCAGCTTCACCAACCCGAGCGCTTCCATGGTGGTCTGAAGGCGGTCCAGGCTCCTGTCCATGATGACCAGCGGCATCGGCGTTGGTTCTGGCAAGCTCAGGTGCAGCCGAGCGACGTAAAAGTCAGGCCAGTCAGTCGGGTGGTCGGTGATCGTGAACATGGGCAGCCGGTCGCGCAGCGACCAGAGATAGGTCCGCGTGTCGCGGATGCTCAGCGAGCCTTCGCGGGCCTCAGCCATCGCCACCGTTCCCGTACCAGTCGCCGCCCTCGCCGGTCACGACGATGGTCACCAGCTTTCGCGCCCGCGCCTGCTGAACCATGTTCGCCGTCCCCTTTCCACCTGGGAACGCGATCACCACGTCAGGCCTGCCCTCGTCGAGCATTTGTCGATTTCGAATGGCCCCGGCCGCCTTGCCGTATGTCGCCCATTCCGCCGTGAAGCTCAGCACCGACGCACCGTGTTCCGTGCCCCAGATTGCCGCCATACTGTCGGCGCCACGCGCCGCGCCCTGGATAATCACCGCGTCGTCGGGATGCAGGATCAGCGCGCGCAACACCTTGTGCAGAAGAACGTCGTCGGCGAAGTCGCGCCCGCCGCAGATCAGGTAGCGGGTGGTCACTGCAGCGTCTCCCCTTCGTGGGTGAAGAGGTCGGCCAGGGCGCCCATGATCCCGTCAGGTATGTCGGGATCGCGCAGCAGCTTGCGCACCCCGCCCGAGCGCCCCCTGACGATCCGCTGCGACACGCAAACGGGGGTCGCCAGGCGGCGGTCGGAAATCGCCGTGAAGACCTTTTCCTCGCGCTCAGGGTCGAGCGATGGCCGGGCGTAGTCGTCGGGCTTAACCGACATCCAGACTTCCCCGAAAAAGGCGTAGCGGGTGGCGTTCAACTTCTGCAGGAACACCTGCAATGCGGCGATCATCACCGCCCGCTCAAACTGGTTCGCCCACGCGCAGGCGACGACTTCGTAGTGGCCGTCACCCGCTTCGATGATCACCGCGCTACGCAGCTCCCCCTTCGGGTTCACGCGGTAGAAATCCTCGTGAGCTGCGGCTAGCTCATCGGCCCACTCGCGGCACGTCTGACTGGGGTTCATGCTGGACTTGCGCCGTTCGGTTTCGCGCCGGTGTGCGGCGGGAAGACGACGCCCTTCTGCTGGGCGTTGTTGAGGACGTTGTAAACGAATTGCTTGTCCTGCCCCGAGCGGGTCGAAATCTCGCTGGCGGGCATCCCGTTGTAGCGCAGCAGGACGATATGCTCGCGCAGCTCATCGAACGCGTGGAGCGTCAGATTGCGGCTGGCGGCGCTGTCCTTCACCGCCTGCAGCGCGCCCGCCTGCAGATCATCCACGGGGATGAACACCCGCTGCTTGCCGGGGATCACCAGCGGGCGGGCCTTCGGCGTGCGCGGGGGTTTCAGCTCGGCCACCGGCTCGGGCGGCTTCACCGGCTCAATCACGGCGTCATCGTAGTCCACGCGGGTGGCCAGTTCGATGCCTGCGGCGCGGGCGGCATACAGCCACTGCCATAGGGTCTTCTCATCGATCCGCACGGCCTTGCTGATTTCGTCCATGGGCTTTTGCGCCTGCCGCATGGCCACGAAGGTGACCCTGGCCTGCAGGTAGCTTTCGAGGCTGTGGCCCCGTTTCGCCGCTGCCGCTTCCATGGCCGCACGACCCTGGCCGCTGACCGCGGCCATATCGGTGATGAAGGTCTTGTGATCCTGCGCCAGACTGTCGCCCTTCGGGGTCGGCGGGAATTTGACACTGGCCTTGCGGGCGGCGCTCAGCACGCCCTCGACCTTCTGGCGGGTGGCGCCGGTGGCCTCGATAATCTCGGCCTTGTCGTAGCCCGCCAGCCGCAGCTTGACGATCTGCTCTTCGGTGGTCTTCGCCGGGCGCCCCTTGGGAGCCTCTAGGACGGCCACGGCGGGCGGTCGCGAGGTTTGCGAGGCCGTGAGTAGCGGGTCTGGCATCTGCTGCTCAGCAGGCGCACCTGAGTACGTCAGGGCGATTACTTCGGCGTGCTGGATCACGCTTTCACGCAGGGCGCCCGGCGGGATGCGGCTGAACGCCTGCAGCAGTTTGTCGGCGCCCGGCAGCACGAGGAACCGCGCCATTTCCAGCGGGTCGATGTAGCCGTTGCTACGCGGCGGGATGATGTTGGGGTCTTTGCTCATCGGCGCACCCAATGCTTGTCGTAGCCGCAGGCCAGCATGACCATGCTGATGGTGATGTTCTGCGGGCGCTTGGTGTCGCCGTAGCACCACGCCATCAGGGTGTAGCGGCTGACCTTGTGCCCAAGCTTGATCGTCTCTTCCTCGATCTGCTCAAGCGTCATCCCGCTCTCGGCGATAGCGGCCTGCACTACGTCCATTTCTGGATCGCGGTCGATCCATGAATAGGTCAGCCAACTTTGCGCCGGGATGAAATTCTTTCGGGGCTTCGGTAGAGGTTTGGCCCATCGTGCCTGACTGACGTACCCTGGCGCTGTCGTCACGGTCGCCCCCCGCGGTGCAAATGACCGCGACTGTGCTTGAGCTGGCATGTGGTGGTGTTCCCTTCCGTGGTTAAACTGGTGTCGGCCTTCGGGATCAACGGCATGGCCTGCGCGACCGATGCAGCCAGCTCCGACAGGGCCTCAGGCCCCTCGGCCTCGGCGAGGGCGCGGAGCGCGGGCAGGCCCGTTTCGAGGCTTTCCAGCACTTCGTCACGGGTCGCCGCGCGCCCCTCCCTGAACCACCGCGTTGCGCGCGGCGGGCCAATCTGAAACAGCAGCCCCTGATCTGGCCGGGGCTGAAAGCCGGTGAAGCTCAGGCACCACCACACCAGGGTGACGCCGGGGTTGCGGTCGAGCATGATCCCCGGCGTGGCGCTCTCGGCCTTCTGCGCAGCCGTCACTTTGCCACGCTTGGCCAGCGGGCGGCTGAGGAACGGGCAGGCCGTGGCGGCGAATTCAGCGCACATCGGGTGGCTCGGCGGTTCCGAGCTGATCCGGTTCACGGCGCACATCGGGCCGATGACAAAGGCTTTCATCCGGCCAAGCCGCTGGCCGCATATCCAGCAGCGCTGCTGGCGGATCGCCTGCACGGCGCGCTCGGGATGGACGAATTGGAAGTCAGGCTCACCCCGCCCGTTCCACGCCAGGAACCAGGGCACGGGAAAGCTTCTGCCATCGACCGGCAGAGCGGCGATCATCGGCGGGGCGTCGGGGAACCGGCTAGGCCGGTTGCAGGCGTCCGGTTCCTGACGACGCAGGTTCATTCTGCCCCCAGTTCGCATAACAGCGATACGTGGGGGGGGGGGGGTGAACCCGGTAAGCTCTTAAGCGGCATCGCTATATCTCAATCTCAACGCCTGTACGCCTTAGTCTACCTCTCAGGTGCATTTTGTCACCTGCTGGGGTGTAAAAGCCAGTCAGGTGCAACCCTGAATATATTGACGTGTGAGGTAACACGTTTCGGTCAGACCGATGCCTCGCGCCCGGCGTCGTCGCCCGCCTGGCGGCGCACCTCACGGGCGCGGATCAGGTTCATGTCGCGCTGCACCTGCTGGTTCACATGCAGATCGGGAACGCCAGGAAAGTGGTCGAGGTCGAACCCGACAATCGGCATCGAGCGCGGGTTCGGCTGGCCCAGCATCTTGATCACCAGCAGTTCGCGGTCGGTGGCGAAGGCGTTCCACGCCCGCACCACGGCGGCGAAGATCAGCGTGTCGCCGATGGTCAGATGCGCCCGCACCCGCTGGTCATAAAACCAGTTCCTGAGTGTCAGGCGCGGGTCGCCCTTGTCCATGTTCGCGGCGGACTTCACGCCCTCTAGGAACGCCTCGACCTTCTCGTCAAAGACCCGGTGACCGTTGTTCGCCAGGAACAGCACGGCGCCCAGCGATGACCCTGGCAGCTTCGACTGGTGATGCTTCACCTGATCGGCGACGGCCTGAATATAGGTCCGGTGCTGCAGGCAGAAGTCGGCGATGACCTTGTGCGGCTGCGACTTCCCCTGGTTGGCGTTGGCGGCGTAATTGAAGCTGGCGCGGGCGATGGAGGCGACCAGCACGGTGTTGTGGAAGCCGTAGGCGCCGATCACGTCTGAAGGGCTGCGCGGTCTGCCGTTGTCCATGGTGTCGAAGGTCTTATCAGGCACGCCGCGCACCACCATCGTGGTCAGCGGCAGGCCGCACTTGACCACCGCCGACAGCCGCTGCTGGCCGTCGAGCAGGCGCCCTTCGGGGTTGAACACCACCGTCTGCCCGTTCATCTGCCACAGGCCCTGCGTCATGCGGGCGGCATATTCCTCGACCCTGGCGACGCTGATCTGGCGGTTCGGACAGCGGTTGTCGAGGTAAGCCTGAGCCTGCGCCGGGGTGATCGTTTCGACCCCGGAAGTCACCTGCTGATGGTTCATCGTGCGATCCTTTCGTGCATCATCCGAACAAGCTGAGCTGCGCTGGGAGCGTAGGCGGCGAGCCGAGCCGCCAAAGTTCGGAACGCATACGCCGCCGCCAGTGGGACAACGCCGTCGCCGAGAAGTCGCAGGCGGTCCAGCCGGTCGGCCAACCCATCAGCCGCTCGACAAACCACGGGTTCAAAACGAGGCCAGACGGCAAGCGTTTTTCGCCAGTCGTCATCGCTAAGGGGTCCGGGTGGGAAACCAGCCGCAGCGCCTGACCACGCAGCAGCAGTTCGTCGGCCCGCTCGCCGCTTCGGCTCAGGCGCCCGCCCTCTGTGTCGGCGACTGTAGGCGTCGCCCATAGGGTCGCCTGCGCGGGCAGCGAGGCCACCCCTTGTGCGAACCGCCCTGGCCGCTGACGCAGCTCGGACGCCAGCGGCGCCGCCCAGAGGCCTGCGGCTTCGCTGAGCGGGCGGCTGTTCGAATGGTGGGTGTCCTGGCTGGCGTGGATCGACCGGTGGTCCCTGGCGGTCGGCGCGGGCCATAGGTTCATGAAAAGCTGGCCCTGCAGCGGGTCCGCGATCCCTGACCGCAAGGATGAATAGGCGTTCCCGCTGCTGGGTCGCGCCGACTTCTGCCGCTGTGAATAATCCGCCCTCAACCGTAAAACCCAGTCGCCGAAGCTCTCGGAAAATGCGGTAGGCGGTGGGATCGCCGAGTAGCCCGCCGACGTTCTCGATGAAGACGCACCAGGGCCTGATCTGGACGATGGCGCGGCGGGTGGCGGGCCAGAGGTTGCGGTCGTCGGCTTCCCCAGCTCGCGCCCCGGCGAGGCTGAACGGCTGGCAAGGGATGCCGCCAAAAAGCATGTCCACGCAGCCACGAAACTGTCGGCCAGGGATTGATCTGGCATCACTCCAAATAGGCGCTGCAGGTAGGGCGCCCGCTTCAATCGCCGCAACCAAATGTGCGGCGGCGAAGGCTTCCCTCTCCACGTAGAGGACCGGGCGAAGTCGTGGAATTGCGAGGGCAAGGCCAAGGTCGAGGGCGCCGCTGCCGGTGCAGAGGCTGACGGCGGTGAGATCACGCCCCACGGAATGTAGAACCACATCGGTCATGCTGCCTGCTTGAAGTCGGGATGCTTCCCGGCCATGTGCCGCTGAAGGTTGGCGAACGTCCGATTGCAGCACGGGCAGACGCCGTTCCCGACGCGGGTGTGGACCGTCTTGAGCTGGCGCTTCAGTCCGGCCTTCTCCTTGCGCTCAGCCTTCAGCCGATCCTCGTACCAGGCCTCATTCTGCTTGAGCTGGTCGCGCTCGGCGCGCAGTCGGGCGGCCTCGGCCTTGGCCTTGTCCGCCTCCGTTTCGGTGAAGATCAGTTGGTGGCCATTCGGGCAGTACCAATGCCCGCCGTCACGTAGCCGCTTATCCCACATGGCCTTCGGCGCGGCGTAGTGGATGAAACACACCGGGCAATGCTTCTCCTGCAAGGACGTGTCGAGGGTCACGCGGTTACCGCCTCGGCCTCGACGTGCACCTTCTGCACCGCGTGCAGCACGATGAATTTCTTGCCGGGGTTCGCTGCCGCCAGGCGGGCGGCTTCGGCCTGGGCCAGCTCCCGGCTGTCGTGGATGAACCGGGGCAGACGCCCGCTCTTGGTCCACAGCATGTAGAAGTCGGCGGGTTCGATGATCTGCGCCATGTCAGAGGTTTCCCTGCAGCAGGTAGCGGGCGCCGACACCAGCGAAGTAGGTCACCGCAGCCAGCATTGAGAGGAAGATCAGGGCGTCGATCACGCGCCGCAGATCATGCGGGGGACGGAGCATCAGGGCCTCCCTTGCTGCAGCTTGATCCAGTCCTTTTGCGGGATCGGCTCGCCGAACGCCTTGGCCATCCGGCGCCCCAGTTTCAGGGCTTCGGTCACACGGGTGATTTCAGGTTCGCCGCGCAGCTCGACTTCACCGTCACGGGTTATCAACCGAAGAGAGGGCGTCATGCCGGTGCCGTCATAGGCCACCCGCAGCCCTTCACCATCAGGGTCCTGCTCATCACCACCGCCGATGAAGGCCAGGGTGTCGCCGTCTATCGTGTCGAGCAGCACGTGGGCGGTGTGGGCGAAATCGGAACGCGAGCGGGACATCGGAAGCTCCCTGAACCGCCAAATCCAACACCCGACAGGTGATCAGGGCAATATGAAATTCTTGGGACATCACAAACTTGGGATTGCGCTTCAGCTTAGTGGCAGATTGCCCGGCTGACCTCCTGGCGCCATGGCGATCACCCGCGCCGCCCATGTCACCCGCTGGTCAAACAGGGTGGCCTGCGGTTCGGCGGCAAGGTGAAAGCAGCCCTCAACTTCCGTCCAGATCAGCCTGCGCACCCGCAGCGCAATGTCGTCGGCGTAGCCGGTCAGGCCGACCACGCAGAGCAGCCCGTCGAGATCGCGGGTGAGCGCGCCCTGCGGCTTTTCGAAGTAGGCCAGCCAGCCGGTCAGCAGCGGGCTGATGGTGTCTTCCGGCAGCACCTGCACTACCCGCAGCAGGGATGAACCACCGTCTATGACGGGGCTTACATAGACGCCGTTGTGCTGGCCATCGACAGCCAGCAGCGGGACGTTGTGATGCTCGCCCTGCTGGCGCCCGTAGAGCAGCCATTCCGGCGACGTGTGGAAGTGCGCGGCATACTGCGCCGCCCGCCTGGCGGGCAGGAAGCGCTCGGCCTTTTCGTGCATGGCGTAGGTGGCAATCGC